GTGCCCACGCTGCGGCCTGGCACCCAGCCGCCGTTGAAGGTGTCGAGCAGCATGGAGTTGCGGGCCCCGCCGTCCGCGCCGCCCTGCGGCCAGTAGTGGCCGGCACCGGAGGCCGTACAGGTGTCCAGCCGGACCACCGGGTCGGATGAGCGGTGCGGAAGCTGGAACCACCGCGTGTTGATGCACTGACGGATGCCCTGAAAAACGACGTTGCGAACGGTGAGGTCCATACACTGGTTGACCTCGATCCCGTCATCCCAGGAGTTCTTCATCGTGCCGCCCTCGATCACGACCAGGCCCACCGAGAGGGCTTCCCCGATGTGGATGTTCGAGCCTGCGAAGTACCCGTTGTCACAGCTCGTGTTGTGCACGAAGACGCGGTCGATGAGGCGCTGCGTGACGGTCGCGGTCTCCTCGGTGTTCGCGTTGCTGAAGCCGTAGATGGAGATCTCTTTCTCCTGGCTGGCCAGCGTGCAGCCGTCGATGACCAGTTGGCGCATGAAGGACCACTGCGTCGGGTTGGTGGCCGTGAGCCCGCCCTTGAAGAAGATCCCGTTCAGCGGGGCGAGGGACGGCAGGCCGGTCGTCTGGCTCCGTAGCGGAGCTCCGTGGAGGGTGAGGTTCTTGAAGACGAAGTTGTCAGCGTTCGGGGAGTCGCGGAGCCAGAAGATGCTGCCACACTCGGCTGAGGGCACGCGCCCGTTGTCGTTGAAATCCAGGTTCTGCACGACCAGATTGCCGTAGGTGTCGTGCGTCTCGACGTTGCCGTAGGTCGGGGTGTAGATGAAGGCATAGCGGGTCGTGTTCCCGGCCTGGAAGAGGATCTGCGCGTTGGCTACGCCGCCGGTCGTCGAGAGGCCGTCGACGAAGATCATGCCGGCGCGCTGGACCGAGGACCCGGAGCGCGGCTGCCAGGTCGTCGTGTCGAGCCAGTCGTTGGTGCGGATCGTGGCCAGCAGGATCGTCGGGTTGGTGATCAGGTAGCTCTTGCCCGGCGTGAAGTGCAGGTAGCCTTGCCCGGCGTTCTGGCAGGCCGTCCAGGCCGAGCCGATGGCGGCGGTGTCGTCGTGGGTCTTGTTACCCACCGCCCCGTAGCCGTCGACGTTGAACGGCAGGATGCTGGTCACGGTGAAGTTGATACCGTTGGTCTGCGAGCCGTTCACGACGAGGTGGACCGGCACCGAGGCTCCCATCGCCTCCAGGGGTGCCATGGCCCGCACCGAGGTATCCGTCCAGTCCGTGCAGGCCGTGGCCTCGTAGTTCCCGAAGTAGACCTTGCTCGGGCCCCGCACCGCACCGAAACCCACGCCGGTCAGCGTGACCCATGTGCCGGGGGTCCCCGAGCTGAGCGAGATCGCGGCCAGGTTGCCCGGTGGGGGCGGCGTGGGAGCGGTCCCTGTGGCGACCGGCCGCAGCCCCACACCGTCATACCACATCAGCGTCTTGCTGCCGAGTCCGTCCGGCAGCATGACCTGGAGCGGGGCGCTGACTAGCGAGGCCCCGTCGTAGCGCAGGAACGGTGGCGCGTCGACCGTGAAGCCGAAAGCATTGGACGGCAGCCCTGACACCGTCACGATCCACGTCCACGGCCCGTGAGACAGCGAAGGGACGGTGGCTGTGAACTGCGTGGCTGACCAACCCCCCGTCGTGGTGGCCACCGTTCCTCCGAGCTTCACGACCGAGGATCCCTTGCTGGCGCCGAAACCTGTTCCCGTGACCGTGACCGAGTGCCCGATAGGGCCGTGGCTGACCGACAGCCCGGTGATGGTGGGCCCGGTTGAGACCGTGACCTTGGCCACGACCATCGTGCCGTACTGGGCAGCAGACCCGGTGGTGGTGACCCTGTGGGTGTATACCCGGTCGCCGTCGGTCGGCGGCGTGAACGGCCCGGCGATAGCGAAGTTGCGGGTAGCACTGGCAAACTGGAGAGCCGAGTCGCTGATGTCGGCATCGCCGGAGCTGCCGGTGTCCTTGGTGCCGCTGTCACGCAGGTAAAGGTTTTCCTCAGTCGTGGCGTCGTAGCCGGTGGCTGCCAGGTAGAAGGCGGTGTTGAAGCCCACGCCCCCGATGCTGCTTTGGTTCAGCAGGTAACGCTGGTAGGTCTCGATGACCGAGCTGGTGCCCACGCCCTGGCCTCCGACCCGGAAGTAGGAGCAGAACTTGGAGAGCCCCCCGGCGTTGGAGAGCTTGATGTACAGCCGGGCCTGCTGGAGCATGCACTCGCGCCCGGTCGCGTTTCCGCCGTGGCTGACGACCGTGTAGACCCCGCCGTCGGTGAGCCCCGAGAGGGCGAAGCTCTTCTGCGAGCAGGTGACGTTCACGTTGGTGAGGTCTGCGGCCAGTGTGGAGCCGCTGACCGGCGTGGCCGAGGCCGTACCGGCCGTGACCAGCGAGAGGCCGGCATTGACGCCGTAGGAGGCGTTGGCAGCGGCCATCACGGTCTCCAGGGTCAGCGCCGAGGCATCACCGGGGATGTTCGCCCAGTCGGCAGCCACGTACTGCCAGAAGCTGTGGTAGCCCGTGCTGCGCTCGGCGTAGGCCGTCGTGTAGTTGTCGTCCAGGTAGAGCGTCGCGTCGTTGGTGGCGGTCGGCGTGCCGGACACCTGCCAGGTAAACAGCGGGACCGCGATCTTGGTCTTGGTCGCGGTGGCATCCTGCTGGATGATGACCCGCGCCCGCCACACGCTCTGCCCGGCAGGACCGCTGGTGCCGACCGCGTAGGTCTTCAGGCCCGCTGCCGGGGTAAAGGCTGCCCGCTTGCGGACGATAGACTCGCCGGTCGCCGTGGTGATGACGGTCTTCGGCGTGGCATCAGTGATGTCGAAGAGAGTGACCGTGCCGCCGGATCCCGTGGCGTCCGACTCGATGATCTCGAAGAAGAACAGCGGGTTGCCGTCGTAGTCGGACGGGTTGAGCTGGAACATCGTGCGAGCGAACCACGTCGTGGCCCCGGCACTGGAGGCCAGGGCCATGTCGACCAGCTCGATCGCGGTTTCGATGAGGGCTCCCACGGTTCGCCCTGCTACGTGTCAGTGGCGACTACGCAGTCCCCGGCCGTCATGTTGGGATCGGCAAGCGCGGCTGCCTGAGTCATGACGTAGTAGTCGGTGATGCCGTGCCCGATCATGGCCCCGAGCAGCCGCAGGTAGGCCGCGTTGAGCTGCGGCAGATCGGCGGTGGCGACGTGGGAGGCGTCGTAGACACCGGTCGCCAGGTTTGCCAGGGCTGCCGTGCCGAAGGCAGGCTTGTTGGAGATCGAGGCCCAGTCGCTCGCCCCGGCAGGACCCGGAGCCCCGGCCAGGTTGGCCCCGGTGTCGAGCCAGCCGGAAACGTACTTCTGGTAGACCTTGTTGCTCACGATGTCCAGGGCGCAGTCGTTCACGGTGCCCAGGTTGGAGGCCGGTGGCCCGGAGGTAAAGAACCATTTGCTCGTGGCCCCGACGACCGAGAGGTCGGGATCGACAGCCGGGACAGGCTGCGGATAGCCGTCGCCGGCATCGAGGAAGACCCGCGACGGGCCGCTAGCAATGTCGACCAGGAAGTCCAGCTCGTTGTGGATCCCCGGCGTCAGCGGCTGCGTGAGCGGCAGGCCGCCCAGGTCCGTGCAGGCAGCAGCCGAGGTCATGGCGCGGTCAAGCCAGATCCGCGCCGACCCCGGCCCGCTGCCCTCCTGCTCACACAGGACGTAGAACTCGTGGATCGCCATGGCTAGGCCGCGATCAGCTCAGCGTAGACGTTCTGGACGGTGATGACGTCCGATGCGCCCGGCGTGAGGCACAGGCCCACGTACGGAGCTGCGGCGTAACGCACGTCGAAGGCCGAGCTGACGGTGTTGACCACCACGCAGGGGATCTGTGCATGGCCGGTGGCTGCCAGGTTGTGGACCATGATGTACTCGCCTGCCACCACACCGGATGCTGAGAGCGGGCCGCGAACGATGGCCTCGACCCAGTTCCAGCCCTCGTCACCGGCTGCGGTACCGGCAGGCTTCACGAAGCTGACCTGGGCGGTGTCGGCCACGGTGCCGGCCGTTCCGAACGCGATGTCGATGGTGCTCGACGCCGAGCCCGCGCCGGTCTTGGTGAAGCTGAAGCCGAAGCGCAGCCGGGTGCCGATCTGGAGGCCGGTCGGCGGGATGATGAGCTGCGAGCCCGCCAGGTAGGTGCGGGCGACCGGGACTGACTGCGAGGTGGTGGAGTAGTTCGAGCTGACCAGGCGCGAGACGGCCAGGTTGACGCCGTTCTCGTCGATGGACCGCAGGTGAGGCACGGTCATGTTGGCCAGATAGAAGGCGGTCTTCCCGGTCGCGGGCGTGTTCGGCGCGGCGACCTTGTTCAAGCGGAGAAACGACATTGCGACTCCTTACGTGATGTCGAGGACGCCGTTACCGAGGATCTCCAGGGCGATGCCCTTGGCGATCTCGAAGTACATGGGCGCGTACGTGCAGAACTCTGCCGGGATGGTCGAGCTGGTGGTGAGGAGGTGCCCGGTGGCCTCCAGGTCTTCGATGGCGCTGGTGGGCAGCACGTTAGCCGGGAGGCTGGCCCAGGGGCGCATGCCGTTGCCCTGCTTCACGATCCCGGCGTCGATTGCCCAGGCCCACACACCGTCAGGGATGGTGCCCGCGCCTTCCCACTCTGAGAGCGTCCCGATGCGGATGTTACCGATCATGCCCGCCCCCTTTAGGTGATGTCCATGTACGCGCCTGAAGCCAGCTCAAGTGCGTAGCCGGAAAGGATCTCGTAGAAGCCCGGCACGGTCACGCCGAAGCCCGACTGGATGGTGGTGTCGGCGCTGGCATACTGCGAGACCGGCACCAGGCCGTTGGCGTAGTCGACGATGACGTGGAGCTGGCCGGTGGGCTCCCAGTAGCCCGCCACGGGCTTGCCGGCATCGACAGCGGCCGGGACGGTGGCTGAGGCGATGCCACCGATCTCTGCTATCGGGTTCCCGTTCTTGTCTAGCAGGGCCATCGGCCCTCCCTCTCAGTCAGACGGGACCGGCCGAGCAGTCCCCGGTGGGGCTAAAAAGCCCGTCCCGGCATCTCTCGACCGGCCCCCGTCCTTCCTTGACTCGTCGGTTACGCCTGCGTCCGCACGCCGACGATGGAAGCCTGGACCGGCGGGTGGTAGCACTTCAGCGTGCTCGTGTAGAAGTTCGAGTACGGGAAGCTGCGGCCGGACCGTGCGAGCTCGAAGTAGGTGTATGGGGTCTGCATGTCGATGGCGAAGCCCCTGGACTCCTTCGAGTAGGTGTAGGGCACCTTCTCGGTGATGAACAGGAACGTGCCGTCTTCCATGTAGGGGTGCGCCCAGACGGGGATCTGCGCTGCCTGCGCGGGGATCATGCCCGCCGCGAACTTGTTGAGGTAGCTGCCGATGAACGTGCCGCCGACCAGGCCGCCACGCTCGTTGACCAGCTCCAACTTGTAGAGGTTGCCCGAGTTGATGGCCATGAGCTGATCGGTCACGGCACCGACGCCGCGGCTGCCCGCGATGATCAGGGTCGGACCACAGTGCCAGATGTCCCACAGCGGCTGGAGGATCTGGTCGAACTCCTTGATGCCCGAGCCCCCTGCGGTCAGCTTCGCGCCGGCGCAGTTAACCAACTGCTGGTAGGTCCCGAGATCCTGGCCGTAGACGGTGTGCTTCTGGCACCAGGCCAGGATGCCTTCCGGCACGTAAGCCTGCACCGTGCCGTCTGCCGTGCCGTGGGTGTGGTTGGTATCGCCACCGGATCCCACGTTCACGTACGCGCCCACGGTGCCCGAGCTGGAACCCGAGGAGCCGTCGATCTCGACGCAGGTGCTGGTGACGTAGCACTGGCCACCGCTGACCACGATGGAGTCACCGTGAGCGGTGGTCGAGCTTGACGGCCAGTACATCGTGTTCGGGTCTGCCAGGGTGGCCCCGACAGCAGTCGTGCCCATGTAGATCTTGTAGCCGACTGCGCCGGCCACAGGGTTCCACGAGAGCTTGCACTTCAGGCAGGTGCTCTGCGTCGGGCTGAGGGTCTGGCCGATGGACTCACCGAGTTTCTTGCTCGATGCGATTGCGGCGTCCACGGTCTTGTTGGCGAGTGCGCCCTGGGCGGTGATGGCCGCCACGACGACCTTGACCGGGGGCGTGTAGGAACCCGACCCCACGTTGGTCGCCAAGCCGTCCGAGCTGCCGTCCACGAGGGCGGCGTAGTTCCCGGCCAGGGTGATGATCTCTTCGAGCTGGAGGAGGTCCGTGAGCGAGATCATCATCTCATCCTGCAGCGGGTCGCTGAAGCCCTGGCCCTGCGGGATGGCCTCCCACTGGACTTCGGCCTGGACGGCCTGCGTGCAGTAGGCCGCGTCGATCTCAATGGCTCCCGAGACTACGGCCTGCCCGACAGCGCCGGGGGCGGTGCCCATGGCGGTCGCCTTGTTCCAGGCACCGGGGCCGAGCTGCATCTTCCAGTTGACGGTCGCGCCGCCCTGCTTGGGCGTGTCGACCGGCACACGGGCACGGAGTCCCGCGTACAACGGGAGCATCAGCTTCACGACGGGCTCCAGGTTGACGCCCGCCCATCCCTGGCCGACCGTCAGGGCCTTCCTGATTTCACCCGCCAGGACCGGCGACGCGCCGATCACCTGGGCAAGCCTTTGCATGTCGTTCATCCTCGTGGCTCCTTCGTCACGTCGCGTTCAGCAGGGATCCGGGCTCAGCCCTGGGCCGCGTACAGCGGCGGGGCCACGATCTCGAGTTCACTCATCTTCGCCTTGCAGAGACTGCGGATGTCGTCTTCGAGCTGACCCTGGCTGTTGCCTGCGAGCTCGAAGGCGTGGTAGATGCCGTTGGGCCCTTCGCTGGTCAGCGCCTTGGCGATCTGCGCCTGCCGGGGGTCGCCGCCGCTGGCATCGTTGGGGAGGTCTCCGGTGGCCATCTTCTGGACGCCGGGGTTGCCCTGGGCCACGAGGGCATCCATGCGGCCCTGGAGGCCGGACGCGATGTCCTGCGGCGCGTTCGAGAGGGTGACGTGCTGGCCGCCCGGCTCGGGATCCCCGGCCTTACCGGGCACGCCCTGCGGGTTGCCGTCCTGGAAGCCGGCCGCCGGTCCACCAGCACTCATGCCGTCCGTGACCTTCACGAGCGCGTTGTCGATGATGACCGCCTGGCCGTCCCAGGTCAGGAAGCCGTCGACCGTCTTGCCGAAACCCGAGCACTTGGTGGTCGTGCTGGTGGTCGAGCCGGGGGTGTCCACGGTCACGCTGGCCGGACTGCCGCTGCCCGAGGAACTGCCCGAGGAGCTTGACGGGCTGGAGGGCGGGCTGATGGGGCTACCCGAGGCCTCCATGCTGAAGCTCGTCGGGGGCTTGCTTGACGAGCCCGAGCTGCTGCCGGACGAGCTGCCGGACGAACCGCTGCTCTTGCTGGAGCTGCTGTCCGAGCTGGACGGGCTGGAGCTGGAGCTGCCCGAGCTGGAGCTGCCCGAGCTGCCGGTCGATGAGTCGCTGGTGCGGTCACCGAGGACTGACAGCGCGGCCGACGCCTGGGCGGCTGCATCCGGGCTGCTTGATGCGTCGCTGATCAAACTCTGCACCGAGGAGATCAGATCGCTCGTGGTCGCCTTGGCGAGCAAGTCGAGCGAACGGATCTCGTCGAGCGAGAACGCAGCGAAGACCTTTCTGATGGCTTCGGTGTCCACAGGTGCCTCCGGGGTACGGGTATCGACAGGTCTGGCAGACGGCACGACGGCCGCTTTATGGAGCGAACCGGGGTTCGCCTGGCTGGTGACGGTGATGACGGCGGGTGGCATGACCTGGCCGGTCACGGCGCTGTCGCCGCTCGACTGAAGGCTCGTCCAGGTGGTCTCACGGGCGACCTTCTCGGGTGCCCCGAATACGAAGCCGTCGGGCCCCTGCTCGTAGCTGACCCGACAGTAGCCCTCGTTGGACTCGTAGATCACCCAGTCGTCAGAGAACTCATCGACGTAGCAGTAGCTGTCGCCGCAGATGGCCCGCAGCGCGTCCTGGAGCTTCTGACGGATCTGGTCGACCTTGCCCTGGATGCCGCCGTCGCTGCTCGATGAGCTGGAGGCTTTGACCACAGTGATCAGGGCTGAAGGGTTCGCGGGAACGTCCACAAGGCTCAACTCCACGATCTCGATGACATCCAGGATCCGGGCGTCCTTCTCGAAGTGCCACGACGGGGCGTCGCCGCCGATGCTGAATCCCTTGAGGACGCCTTCACGGCACTTGGTCAGCGTGTCCTCACCGTCCCGCGATGCCGACAGGTAGACGCGCACCCCGACGGCCTTCGCGGACTCATCGGCCCACCACTCGACCAGCTTGCCGACAGCCTTGTAGGGATCGTGCTGCTCGCGGACTCCCATGATGTCGGCGGCGGCGGCGAAGGCCACCTTGGCTACGCTCAACGGGATCACATCGCCCTGGCGGTCTAGCACCTCGGCGGTAGCCACGCCCTCGACCAGCCGTTTCTCGGCGTCTACCTTGGTGATGGACAGCGGGATGTCGATGCGCATGGCCCCCGTTTTCGCCACGACCCTCCGGCTCACCTTGACGGTGAAGGAAGGTCCGGTGACGCATCGAACAAATCCCGTACTGAACCCTGGCCGGGAGGCAACGGTGGAACTGGACGAGCTAGTGCGGCGCCGCGAGGCGCGAACGTTCGTGACGGACGGCAATGCCCGCGAGATGCGCAAGCAGCTCGGGCTGCGGATCTGGGAGGTCGCGGCTACCCTGCACGTCAGCCGCTCGACGGTCAGCGAGTGGGAACGCGGCACGGTCACGCCGTCCGGGGATTCAGCCCTGCGGTACTACGATCTGCTGGTCGGCGTGGCCAGCCGGGGGGCCAAAAAGTAGGAGCCCCGGCGGGGGCTCCTGGCAGGGTGAGCGGGGGATGCTCGACTCGACTGCTTGCCCTACGATTCGTCCCTCAGAGCCGCCTTCCTTCAGCGATGGCCTTCCTGAGCCCGGCCGCGAACCCGACGCCGATGGCTTTGCGCAACGCATCGAGCTTGCCCGGCCAGATGTAGCCCCGGCTCTCCATGGCGAACATCCAACGCTCCCCGAGGTGCGCTGCCGTCCAGGCCGAGCCCGTGTGGCCGGCTCCGGACTTGATGACGTGGCCCCCGCGGCCGCGGCTGACCGGCCAGGCCAGCACCTTCTTGGTTTTCGGCACGATCATCTCGTGCTTGGGTCCGTACAGGCCGGTGCCCCACAACGGGTAGCGGGCGTATTCGACCGCGATCAGCTTCATCGACAGATCCTGCACCTCGCCGTGGGCCGTCTTGCCGAGCGTGTGCGTGCGCCGGTAGGAGCTGCCGGGGGCCTGGCTCGGGTAGCGTGCGAGCTCGCGCTTGTAGGCTGCTGCCGCGTTCTCCAGGGCGTAGCGCAGGGTGCCCGGCCAGTCACGCAGCGTGGGCCCGAGGATGACTTTGACGTGCTCGCCGGGCATCAGTCTGCCTCGGCCAGAGGCTCGCCCGCACCGATAACCGGATCCACACCGTCACTCGCGGGCGGGTTGGCTGCCACGTCCTCGTCCTCGAACCCTGCCGGGATCACGACCCACTCGCAGCGACAGTTGTGGATTATAATGCCGTTGCAAGCAAACATGTGCCACGGTTCAGACTGGAGGTCATAGACGTGCCCGACATAACGGAAGTGCCGAATCTCACAGACCTCATCGAATCCTACATTGGCGGGGTATCGCTGAAGGAGTGCGCGGAGCGGTCCGGCATATCGCGATTCATCTTGCGTGACAGGTTCGAGAAGGAGGGCGTTACGATCCGCGACCGCTCGGGCGGGATGTATGCCCGCATGGCTAAGACTACCAAGGCTGAGAGGCAGCGGCTGACCGCTGCTGCAAACAAGGCTGCCAGGGGCCGCACCTGCACCCGAGAAGAAAGGACGAAGCGAGCTGCTACTATCGAGCGACTTACTCTGCGCGCGACCGACCAAGAACGCTGGTTGGCTGAACGTCTGCGGGAGACGGTTTCCTACGGCCCGCTCGTCCTCCAGAGAGCCGAGGGCATTTACAACATCGACCTCGCGGTGCTCTGCCCACCACTCGCGGTCGAGCTGTTCGGCGGCACTTGGCACACGGCACCTCGTCATGCCACGAGACAGCGCGAGCGCGTCGAATACCTGCTCGATCATGGCTGGCATCTCGTCGTCATCTGGACCGACAAGCCGCTCTGGATCGGAGCAGTAAATTACCTCGTCACCCTGCTTGATGAGCTGAGCGATTCGCCATCCGGCCCTCGTCAGTACCGCGTGATCCTTGGTGACGGCCAACCTGCGCCCCGAACGAAGACATATCTCAACTGCGAGCCCTTCGTACCGACAGCGTGTCGCCCCCGTCAATCCGGGGACGGATACGAACTGCCCCGGTAGCACGCAGCCGGGGTGGCTAGCATCCGGCGGCTGCGGTTCCTGACCGTCGATGTTGTAGGGGCTGGCCTCTGCAAGGCCGGCGCAGACCGAGCACACCACGTCGTCGTTACTGTCGTCCCACTCGCCCTGCGTCGAGCCCAGCCGTTCCCCGATGATCTGGCTCTCGGCGGTGCAGAGGCGCGTGCCCTCCGTGGTAGCGATCAGCGCAGAGCGCGACGGGGCGAACCAACGGCCCAGGGAAGTCTCAAGCGCGGGCTGGCCGGGGTTGGCCGGGTCTGAGGCCCAGGCCATCGTCTCGCGGTGGACGGCATCGCGCACGGTCGCGCTCACGCCCTTGAAGCCGCCCGGCACCTCGCGCTCGAAGTTCTGCACGTAGCGGTCGTAGATGTGCTCGGCCCGGACCTCATCGACCTCGTGGCCGGCATTGGCGAACCACTCGCCCTCGCCCTTGGCCAGGATCACCGACGCGGCCCGCGTACCACTGCTGAGGCCGTCCTGGATGGCGGCCTCCATGCGGTTCAGCACTTCCGGGGATAGCAGCTCGCCGTACTCGGCCTTCGCCACCTTGGCTCGTACAGACGAGAGCTGTGAGCGCAGGATCTGCCAGCCTCGCTTGTAGCCCTTGGCGGCCTCGGCCTCCAGCACGGCCCGCGCTTTCTTGCGGGCCAGCTTGACGACCAGGCGGTGCCCGGTCAGACGGGCAGGCAGCATTGCCATGGCGGGCCTGCTTCACGGTCGAAGCGGTCATAGCCCAGGCAGCGCCGGGAGTTCAGCACAAAGTCGGCCTGGGCGGCGGCCAGGTCAGCCCCGCTGCCGAAGACCGGGAAGCCGGCATCCTCGCCGATGACCGCGATCTGCCCGTCTGCGAGCTCGCAGACGCTGGCCGGGGCGTAGACCTGAGTCGAGGCCACGAAGATCATGGGCGGTGGGATCGCGGCGACCCTCATTGCCAGTACCGCTGCCCGAGGTGGACGAGCACGCGGTCGGCAGCAGCCGGGTCGAGACCGTCGATGATCTTCATACAGGTCTGCAAGGCGTAAGCTTCCTGCTCGGGCGGGGTGAGCGGTGCGGTCCTTATCTCACTTTTGGGCGCTTGCGGTGAATCAGGCCGGGCGCTATCTAACTCCGGTGAGGTTCCGGGCCCGATGACCTTGCTCGGGACCTTGACCGTCAGGGGCGGGCAGGAAGCTTGCTCGCAGACCTTGTGGCGCACGGGCTCGACCAGCCGGTAGCTGGCACCGCGCTTCTCAATGACGTGCCCGGCGGCGCGCAGCTCCTCGATCACAGCTTTCTGGACTGCGGCGGTGCCGGTGATACCGAGCTTGTGGTTGTGGACAAACCCGTCGTCGCTGTCCTCACCGTGGAGGTGGCTGAGTACGGTGAGCGCTCGCGGCGAGAGGCCGGCTACCAGGGTCACGACTCACCGCCCGGTTTCTGCGGAGTGCCGTCACCGACCGGGGTCTCCGTGGTCGTCGTGCTGTCGGACCCGCTCGTCCAGGTCGCGGCGGCGACAATCGGGATCCCGCCTGCCTCGATGGCAGCCACGAGCCGTTCCTGGCAGAGCTTCACGGCCTCATCCCCGACCAGGGCTGCCAGGTCAGACCACATATCGTCCCACTTGGTGGCGTGCTTCAACGTCCAGTCCATGTCGGGGCTGAAGGGCTGGTTGGCCACCGCATCGACGAACGGGCTCATGATCGGCTTGTTCTCGACCGGGAAGAACAGGCCCTGGTCGATCAGCACGGGCCTGCGCTCGTCAGACGGATGGGTAAGCCAGTTGCCCTTGATGCCGTCACCCATGCGGCGGTCTAGGTTGCCGCCCAGGTAGTCGAGCACAGCCGCCCGCTCGACCCAGTAGGGACTGTACTCGGAGGGCGGCTGTGCAGGCTGGCGGTGGGTCACGTACATGCTGACCACGCCGGGCTGGTCCTCGACCTTGGCCACGTAGGCCACGGGGCAGCAGTAGAGGCCGAGCGTGCGGTCCAGGATGTAGGCGGCGGCGTCGCCCAGGTACTGCGGATGCCCGACGCGCTCGATGAGCTTGGGATTCTCGTCGGCGTAGGGCTTCCAGATCCCGGTACGCGGCTCCTTGCCTTCCGGCACCAGGGCCACGATGTAGACCCCGTTCGCGTGCCCGCCGAAGGGCACCTCCAGGGTAGCGTTCGGGGCGGCCAGCGGAGCGCCGTAGTAGTCGTCGTCGCCCTCGTCCACGCCGCAGATCTTCTTGACGGCCAGCTCGTGACGTCCGAGGGATTTGCTGGCCGATGAGGGTTTACTGCGGGAGCGGGGAGCCGAGGTCGTTTTGCCGGGGCTCAGGGTGCCCTCACCGATGATGCGTGCCGCCAGCTTGGTGTCCTGGCTGGACGGCGTGGACTGCCCGTCGTAGGCCGCAGGAGAGATCGAGCCGTCGGTCGTGCTGCTGCCGGTGGAGGAGCTGTCCCCGGTAGCGACCTGGCTGGCCGGGTCGGTCGACTTGGCCCCCTTCGTGAGCCAGTCGCTGATGTTGGTGATGCCGTTGTTGCGGATCACGCAGAGGATGTCGCCCCCCGGCAGCTTCTCCTGGCCGACTGCGGCGCGGGCCTCGTTCAAGGTGATCAGCCCCCCGGCGAACTGCGTGACGGCGGCGGTCTGCATGGATGCCGGGTCGAGCCCCTGGGTGGGAAGCTGGAGCTCAAAGATCACGTCGTTGCCGCCGCCGACTGCGCGGATGAACTCGCGGCAGGCGCGCTGGAGGTACATCTGGAGGGGCCCGAGCCCGATGCGGTAGAAGGTCTGCGTGGCCATGTCCATGAAGCCCTTGCCGCCCAGGCCCTTGCCCGGCGTGTCGCCCAGCTCAGACGGGGGCACGCCGCAGGCCAGGCCGAGCCGGTGGTAGCAGACATCGTAGAGCTGCTGGGGGAAGTCCGGCTTCTTGGTCGGGATGAAGAACGGCTTGAACGGCACGACCTTGATACGGCTGCGCTCTTCCAAGCTGCCTGCCCTCATGGTGCTGTTGAAAAGCTGTTCCCACTGTTCGACCTGAGCCGGGGTCAGTTGCTCCTCGCCGTCCTGGCCGAGGATCCCTTCCGGCATGTTGCCTTCGCGGTAGTGCGCAAGCTCGAAGCCGTTGATGTTGGCCAGGATGAGGCAGGCCGTCCATGCCTCCTCGATGGGGCTCATGCCATACGGCGCGTTGTAGCGCGGCCAGCGCGGGCGGTACCAGATCTTCGAGCGGTCGAACCAGTTGAACGGCATGCCGTGGATGATCTGCACGAAGGCCGGCTCCGGGGGTTTCGGTGTGTGCCCGTGGGCGTCGATCAGGGTGAAGATCGTGGTGCCGTCGATGTACTCCAGGGCCTTATCGTCCATGTTCCAGCCCAGGCAGCCCGAGTCGAAGACCACGGCGTTCTGGATGAAGCGCGTGGCCCACACGTCGAAACCGAGATCGCGGTCCGGGGAACGCAGGAACCACTCCCAGGCCGGGTCTTGGCTCACGTCGTTGCCCTTCGAGTCGTGCAGGGACGGCGTGAAGATGAGGAACTCCTTGCAGAGCATGTGGACGATGTGCTTCAGCTCGTCCAGGGTCTCCCAGGCCAGCGCCAGGGCGTTGAACGGCATCAGGCCGTAGCTCGTGCGGGGTGAGATCGTGGCGTTGACGTTGGGCGGGTAGTCGATGGCGCGGGGGAAGTCCTCTTCCCAGGGCTTCGACGTGGGGCGTATCGGCGTGCCGGGCCCGTAGAGGGTCTGCTGCCAGGATGCGGGGGTGGGCTGCTCGTTCAGCGGCTTTGGCCGGAACAGCTTACTGACAGGATCGAAGAAGCCCATGCGCCCCGTGTTCGCCGTCGGTAGGGTGTTTCCCTTCCCCCTCAGCCGCGCAGGCCGCGAGCTGCCATCAGGGCCACGCGGTTGGCCTCGGCAGCGGCTTCCTCGCGTTCTGCCTGCCGCCGGGCTTGGTCGTCTGCGATCTGGTTGGGGTCGTTGCTCTCAATGGCCGGCGCAACGTCCTCGTCCGGGGGATCCTCGCCGCGAGCCACGGCCAGCTCGCGCTCGCGGTTCTGGCGCTTGCGCTTCTCGGCCTCCAGCCAGGTCTCGGGGTTGCGCGGGATCTCGCCGCGCATCCGCTGCCCGATCTTGGCGATCTCGTCGGGCGTCCAGATGCTGCCCTTGTCCACGGCCATGACCAGATAGCGGCTCGCATCCTGGCCGTGGTCGCACTCCTTCACGGGCTCCGAGTCCTTGATACCGTCCTTCCAGACGTACAGCTCGACCTCGTCCTCGGTGGAGGTGGGCTGCTTGGAGTCGACCAGATCAGCGTCGGTGGTCAGGGCGCAGTCACGCAGGTAGACCACGCCGTGGCTGCTCAGCCGGGCCTGGTTGGCGAAGCGCTGCTTCACGGCCTGGATGCCGACCGAGACTGACTTCTTGGCCGCGATGGTGCCGACCCCCCAGTGTTTTTCCAGGGTCGCCCGGCCCTCGGCGTCATGGTCGCAGATGATACCGCCGCCGGGGAAGTCCTCACCGACGCGGTACATCCAGTCGTGCACTACCTGGCAGACATCTTCGACCAGCATCTTGGTGTGGTAGAGCTCAGCGAAACGCAGCAGGGTGCCGGTCTCGGGATCCTGCGCCCAGGCTTGCCAGCAGAACGGGTGGGTGTAGCCGAAGTCGATGGACCACCAGCGCGTCCAGTCGCGGGGCGGCAGATCCCCAGGGTAGAAATCAGAAGCCGGCCGCAGGTGGATGTCGCGGTCGAACTCCTCGTAGATCATGCCCTCGGCTGCCACCCAGAGGCCGTGGCGCAGGCGCTTGAGGCGCACGCCGGTCAGCGCGTCCAGCTTGCTGATGTAGGCCCGGCCCGCGTCAGAGAACTCGCGGGCGGCGTGGTCGTAGAGGCTCGGGTTGTCTTCGTGGGCAGTCTCGATCATCCGCAGCTTGCCTGCCTGGGCACGCTTCAGGATCCAGTGGTTCGGGCCCTGCGGGTTGCAGTCGCCCAGGATCCGCATGTTCGGGAGCACGCCGTTGCGCAGCCGGGTGATCAGCATTTCCCAGTCGCCTTCCTCGATCTCGGTGGCTTCCTGCACGTAGACCAGATCCAAGTCCGAGGACATCAGCCGGGACGGCTCGTTCAGTCCTACCGCGATGATCCTGGCTCCCGTCGTGTGGTAGCGCCACTCGCTGTTGCCGTACCAGCGGGCGTCGCGGGGGTTGATGATGCGCTGCAAGGTGACGAGCACACTCTGCGTCATGGACTCGCGGGTGCGGCGGGCGATCAGCACCCGCAGGTTGTCGTGGTCTTTGCAGATCAGGTTCAGTAGCTCGCAGATGGCTTGGCTCTTGCCCGTACCGGATGGCCCGGACAGGATGACCTCCGGCTCGTCGGCATCGAAGACCTTGGCGCTGCCGCCGAAGTAGTCGTAGGGGATCTCTTTCACGCGGCCGGGCTCAGCCATCGTGGATCCTCACCACCCGCAGCGTGACCTCGCCGTCCAGGGCCACGACCTCCGGGGCGTCGATGCCGAGCAGCCGGGCGCGGCGCTCAGAGACACGCACCAGGCAGTTGATGGCCTGCACGACCGGCCCGTCGTCGATCAGCTCCACCTGCTTGCGCCTGTCGGGATCTGCCGGGTCGGTCACGCTGACGACCGCGCCCTGGTAGAGCACGAGGTGGCGGCGCAGCAGCACCTTGTTGGCCTCGCGCTCCAGGTTGTCGAGCTTGGCCAACTCCAGCGCCCGTGCCCGGTCCTGCGTCTCGCCGTACTCGGACAGCCGCGTATCGAGCCCCTTGGTATAGGCGTTGTGGGCAGCCTGCCGCGTGCAGCCCAGGGCCTCGCCGATCTGCTCGAAGGTCATGCCACGGGTCCGCATGTCGAGCGCCCTCATGCGACGCTCCATCGCAGTCAGCTTGGCAGCCTGGTTGTGCCAGTTACGGTTCGACGGGTTGGTCATCAGAAGCTGCATCCAGCAGCTCGCGGAGCTTGGGTGACTTCACTTCGGCAATGGCCTCCAGCTTCAGCAGGGCGCGGCAGAGGTGGGATCCGATGAAGCCGGCACCGCCGGTCACGACTGAAACGTTCATGGCCGCAGATTCTACGCCATCGGGGGGAAGTCCTGCCCAGGCCCCAGCCACGGAGCCCGTCAGTCCCTGTTCACACTGATCTCGATGAGCCTCACTTCATCAAGCACACGCCACGTTACTGGCTCGTTTTCCTCAGGGCGCGTAGGAACGTCGGGAGGCGCTTGCCCCCCGGTCGGTGGGTGTCCAGCCTCGGAAGTCCTCCGCACCGTGTGGGGGGTGCCGTAGCCGGGCATGGCACAGCGGCCCGTCGTGAACAGACCGGCCAGCATCATGTCGGTGGCCAACTCGTCGTGGTCCTCGGTCATCAGCGTTTCCTCCAGCTCGGCCGCATGTCGGGCCGTTCGTGGTGGTCCAGGTTGCCCCACTCCCAGCCGCCCAGCAGCTCGGGGTCGAGCTCGTAAAGCAGATCCCGCAGCCGCTCAGGGTCGAGATCCGGGTGAGCCTCACAGATGGCATCGCGCACCAGGATGCCGGGACCCCGCTCGTCGTCGGCAAACGACTCCAGCAGAGCTCGCAGATCGCCGGGCGGCGCCAGGACGCTCACCGGGTCCTCAGCTCAAAGTAGTCGCAGGACTCGTTGAAGCGCACGACGTGGCCGCGCTTGAAGTTGCGGCCGTCACCGCAGATCCCGTCATCGCCGCTCGACTCGCTGGTCTGCCGGGTGTTGTCCGGGCGTACCCGGCGGCGGCAGTTGCCGCAGCACATCCACTCGCCGTTCAGCTTGTCTCGCCGGTCAGCCATCAGTCCTCCCAGGTCAGCACGATCTCGGTGCGCGGCCAGTGGCTGTCGAAGCGGCGGTGCGCTGCCACATCGGCCAGGTCACTGTCGTCCGGCCAGGCCTTCCCGTTGAGGGCATCCTGCACGGACTTGAGCACGTTGTCGGCGTCGGCGCGACGACGGTTAGGGAAGTAGGCCCACACCTCCAGGCGTGGGATCCCGCAGCCCCGGCGTCCCCGACAAGCGTTGGCGAACTGGATGCGCACGGCGTTCTCGTAGACCACGGTCGAGCTCGGTGTGTACCAGTGGACCTTGCCGTCGCGGCCGGGCCTGCCTTTGCGGGCACGTTGCTTGGGCTGCGGCTTGCCCCACACCGTGAAACGCAGCTCGCTCATGACTGCCTCCGCTCGAAGCAGTGACAGAATCCATCCTCGAACGTCATCGCGTAGTGCGGCCCACATGAGTAGGAACCAACAGCCGATGAGCCGACGGTCCACTCTTTGCAGGTGCCCTTGAGACGACCGTCTGTCATCTTCACCCCGTCGTACCACTTGTCGCACTCCCCGCACGTCCCTCTGGCGTTCGCTACCTCCAGCAGGGCGGCGTCGGCGCGGTTCTCGCGGACATAGCGGATGTTGTACGCGCTGTTGAGGATGAAGTTGCGCTTGCCATCGACTGCGTATGCCCGCACCGCCTCCCCCTGTCCGAGCGGGCTGGCGAGCAGGTCGGTGATCGTCTCAAAGGTCATGGCGTCACCTTTCTTATCGGGGCAACGTTGGATGGGCAAGGAGGATCACGTCGCCAGTCCTAAAGAATGTGTTGACACGTGCCGATATGGGTATAAAGTGGACACAAGGTCGGGCAACAGAGTGGAGGGTCCATGTTCCAGATTCAGCGCAAGAACAGTAAGGGCGAGTGGGTAGTCGTGTGGCAGACTCCCCGCCTGAAGTTCGCTCAACTGCGACTCGCCGTCGAACTCCAGCACTCCGACGACCCTTGTCGCATCGTTGAAGTGGCGTGACATGGCCGACCTTCTCAAGCCGCAGGACGTCGCCCGCCTGCTCGGCGTGAACCCGCGCACGGTCAAGCGGTGGGCAGAGTCGGGCAAGCTCCCGGGCGCATTTCGGACGCCTGGCGGGCATTGGCGGATTCCAGAGTCAGCGGTCATGGCAGTATCCCAGCCTCTCGAGCCAGGTACGTGAACGCCGCCGCCATGCACTGAGGCACCTGTCCGTTACCAAGCGCTCGCAGTCGGTCCACCCGCGAGGGGACTCCTATCGCAACACGGGCGATGCCAGCTTCCCAGGAGCCGTCATACCAAGCCGCTTGGCCGTAGCGTGAAGGAACCTGTGACAGCGGGTGCAGAGCGTCTGTAGGTTCTCTGGCGTCAGGTTCGTGATGTCCTTGTCGGCATGGTGGACATGGAGTTCCGTCGTCGTCCCGCACGCCGCACACTGACTCTCGCGGTGTTTCCGCGCCCTCCAGAGCCACCCTTGCCGACCGATCTCCGTCCGGGCGTTCGCACACCTTAGACCGCAATACTTCCGATGAGAGAACGCCAGATTGCTCTCTAGCGTCCCCTTGTAGCGCTTCCGCGTCATCGGCTTTCCGCACCGCTCGCACGTCTTCGGCGTCTCCTGCTTGCGCTCCAAGGTGGTCCTCTCTGTTGCGCATTAGCCACTCCTCGAAGTCTACCATATCAGGAGCCACTAATGCGGTCCAGCGAAGCGGCCAGCCCATGAGAAGTTCCACCCAATCCGGTGAGAGTGAGCCAGGCTTCGACTCGCTGTGCGCCACCTGTTCGTTCAGCGGCCGACTGTTGCGCTCCATCGTCTCCTGACTCGCCTTGCCGTTCTTCCAGTCCCGCGCCGAAGCCGTCGCCCACGTCTGCGGGGTCGAAGCGCCACGGGCTACCCGCGCCGCGATCGCCTGCCCCGTCAGGTGCGACTCGTCCGTCATCCCCGGATGCTCGCCGTAGATGGCTCGCGGAGTAAGCCAGTATCCACAGCCGCTTGCGTCGATGTGGGGCGCCGACATCGTCTGCTCCCAGCACGCACCACTCCGCATCGAACCCCGCTTCGGCCAAGTCTCCGAGAACGGTTCCGAAGTAGCCGCTGCTGAGAAGTCCAGGCACGTTCTCGAAGAATCCCAGCGGCGCTCCGCTTTCTCGTAGAACGCGAACGGCGTGTGGCCACATGTTGCGCGGGTCGTCTTCCCCGAGCCGTTTCCCGGCCTGCGAGAACGGCTGGCATGGAAAGCCGCCGGTGACGATGTCGCAGGAGTCGGGGACGGGGTGGAAGTCTCGAACATCGCTGTGGCAGGGAACGTCGGGAAATCGGGCGGAGAGCACGCGCTGGCAGTAGGCATCCCACTCAACTGCTGCTGTGAGGTGCCATCCGAGGAGCATGGAGCCGAGCAACCCTCCCCCACTGCCGGAGAACAAGCTGAGTTCACGGAGTCCTGCCGTTTCACTTCCTCGCCCAAAACCGCCCCCCCCCGTTCCTGGTTTGCGGCTGCCGGGGTTCCCGGCTCGTGGTGTAGGCCACTTCTTCATCCATGCCGCCCACCGAAGTTGTCCTGCTTGTGATCGTGCTTCCAGTGGCAAGAGCGGCACATGCGGACGTAGTCGGTCAGGTTCGCGTAGTCGCCCGTGATGTTGGCCCAGTCATAGGCGCGGCGCTTGTCGGTCGCGCCGCAGACATCACACTTCTGCGGCGTACCGAAGCGGCGGTCCAGGCGGCGATGCATCTTGCCGATGCTGGCGTCATCTCCACGCCAGTTGGCGTTCGCCTCGCCCCACTGGTTGCGAGGGATGGCCGGCCGGATCGTGACGCCGCCTCTGTTGAGGACGCCCGTGATCGCCTTGCGGCTGACCCCGTATCGGTCGGCCAGTTCTTGCAGTGATGACCCAGCGACGTAGAACGAGCAGATGGCGGCCTCGTCCAAGATGAGACGCAGGGACTCCGACTTGGCCTTGCGCCACTCAGGCGTGCAGCGGCGCTTGGCGGACTCGGACATACGGCGTCGAGTCTCAGGGGAAATACGGGGGGTGCTATCATCAGAGCGCATCGGACCTCCAGTGTCCGTTGCCACGCCCCCGGAGTTTGCCGCTCGCGGGGGCCTTTCGATGATTATAGCACGCGCCGCCGGCTCCGGTGAAGAGGGAGAGTTCACGCATGATTCATCGTCCATCGCGGTACTGCTCTGCGCTGAGGCGGTCAGGCATGGCTCTGGGTGCGGCGCTTGAGGTCGGCCAGCCACCGGCTTCCACGCTTCTTCGAGGGGCGGTCAGGGCGTCGGTCAGGTCAGACACCGTCGGCCTCCTTGCGCCACACATACGCCGTGCCGTCGTTAGCCACTCCGTAGAGGTAGCACCCCCGCGTCGCCAGCTCGGCCAGTGGCAACCAAGGGTTATCGGCGTCGTCGCGGACCATTGAGGCCCGCACGCTGGCCCACACGCTGTCCCGCACGCTGTCCCGCACGCTGGCCCACCCGCTGGCCTGTACGCTGGCGCGTACGCTGTCCCACACGCTGGCCGCGTTGACGATCTTGACTGCCTCTTTGCAGCCCAGCATGGCGAGGTGTCGGTTGACGTGCTCCAGCACGGTCGCGTCGTCGACCACGCCCAGCGGCGCGGCCCGTAGAGCGAGGTCATAAGCCCGGTGCACGCGCTCGGCGTCGGGCAACGGCAGGGCGTCCCAGCGGATCACATCGGGTGCTTCCCAGGTCGCACGGTCGGGATAGCGCGCCAGCAGATGCCGCTCGATGGCCGACTCGTGACGCGCCTTCGAGACGAAGGTCTCCTTGTCTACCTTGATGCCGCCCACGTAGCTCACCTCGGGCCAGCTCTTCGGCGGCTGCCACTCGTAGAGGTTGCAGGCGTCCTGCTGGGTGGTCGTGAGCCCGTGCAGCGCCATGATGGTGGTGTGAGAGTCGGTCAAGCCGTAGCCGTCCAGCACCTTGGCGGCGCGGGTCAGGCAGAAGCTGTGGCGTTCACACATGCGGTTCCTCCTCGGTAGCGGTGAATCGGTCAGTCAGGGTAGTCATGGTCATCCCTCGTAGGTGTCAGCCACGGCGGCCTCATCAGCCTCGTCGCTGCCTTCTGCCAGGGCCTTATCCAGCTCGTTTTCGCCGGGATCCGCGTCGAAACTGCTCGGGATCTGCGCCACTCCGGGCCCGATCTGTGCCGGCGCATGGCTTTCGAGCTGGTCATCGGCTGCCTGAGCCTCGGCCGGGTAGTCGTCCTCGTCGCGGTCGTCGCCGTCGTCCGGGCGGACGTCTTCGGTGGCGTCGATGAACTCTGCATCGGTAGCGCGGCTTAGACGATCCAGGTCATCGAGCCGCTCTTGGTTATCGCGCAGGTTCTTGCGAGCGGTGTCGACGGCCTTCTCGCGGCGGTCCACCTCACTCAGCAGAAACTGACGCAGCCGGGCAGCAGCGGCGTCGGCTGATTCCACTGTGCTGGTATCGAAAAGCTGTTCCTCGGTCATGGTTCTCCTTTTAGGCGTCGAAGGGCAGGGATTTCATGGTGGCGACGGGCGGTGCGGGAGCAGGCCCGAAGGTGTCGGCAAACTCATCCGGCTCGGGCTGCTCGACGTAGGGCCGAGGGTTTGCCGGCCGCTCTCGTGGCGTCCTACCAGCGTTCAGATCGCGGGCCACGGAGCGCAGGCCGAAGTGGTCGTTCTCACACTGTTGGACGATGTTGCCGTACTCGGATTTCCAGATGGCCACGTGGGACGACTTGCAGACCGGGCAGTGGTCTTCGAGCTCCGCGCCTGCCGGGGCTCCCAGCAGCATGCGGATCTCGGCCACGGTGGGCAGGCTGGTCGAGGTCTCGATCAGCTTCTGCACGGCGTAGGTCACCTCGGACGGGTCGAACTCCACGAGGCCCAGGCAGTAGGCGCCCTCACTCTCCTTGTTGAAGCTCTGCCGGGGGAAGGCTCCGCGCAGGAGCCGGACTGCCGCCAGCAGCGAGACCGGGTAGGCTTCCGAATCGCTCACTCTTCTCCTTCAGGACGTGGCCGATGACACTGTTGACCGAGGCTTCGTGCTCGCGGTCGGCATTGGCAGATGGCCGGGGGTCGCCGTGGTGTTCGCCGTCGGCATACTCACGCCAGCGGCAGGGATCCTTGGCCAGGAAAGTGCGAGCGTGCTTGTGGATGCAGTCG